TCAATAAAAGAAGAAATTTGATTCTTGGTTAAGGAATCAAACTTCTCTTCTTCAGTGAAAACCTCCCCAGATTCCACATCAATGTCATCTAGAATCATTGTTTCACCAAAATAAAATGTACCCTCGATGATATTCCCACTTTCAGTCACGAAAGTCGCTCTAGAAGAGGCGTCATCAACAGAAAATAGGGTTACATTCTCCCTTAGTGAGTGTCCTAGGTTATCGGACATGAAATTTAGATTAGAAATTTTCTTATTTCTTTGATTGAAGAATGTTTTCATAGCTATAGTGTATATTTCTCTATTTATATAGTTTTTTATAGGGCTAATTTTTTAAAATTGAACTTTATTTTTCAAAATTCTGCTTATGGCCTTGTATTTTGGAGAATCTGCGCCCTCTTCAATCAGATATTTCCTTTTCAAAACCTCTAATTGTTCAATTTCCTCTTTTTTAGCTGTAGGTTTCGGCTTTGGTTGTGATTTGTTAACATCAATATCATTTTTGGCTTGATTATCGGCAACAGCCATGTCCATAGCCGCCTGATTTTGAGAAACTGCCATGTCAGTTTCTCCCTGAGCTTGTGTTTGCTGCATTTGACCAGCAAGCTGGGCCTGTTGTTGCATAGCCATTTGGGTAGATTCTTGCTCTGCTTGCTCCTGTTGCTCTTTTTGAAGTTCTTCTTTTAGAATTTCAATTTCGGTCTCCGTCATATCATAGAATTCTTTGTAGATATGGCTTGTAGGGAACAGTCCAGTACCTACTACAGCTTGAACTACTCTAGCTTTGGCTTCATCTATCTCAAGTTTGCGCTTTATAAACACATCAGAAGGGTCTGGTAGCTGTATTTTGAGATTCTTAATGACACTTTTTGGGAATCCAACCATATTTAAGTGCCTTCTAGCTATCTCAGCAAAACCTTGAGCAACTGAATCTTGAACTCGTTGAATCACGCGAGCAAATTTTACATCAAGTTGGCTAAGGTTTGCCTTTCTTTCAGGAGATTTGTCGTACTCAACGATGTAATCTTTAGGAATTTTTAGAGTTGCGAGAAGCTTATCACGGAAATACTTAACATCATCAACCTCACCAAGGTTCTGAGCCCCAGGAAGAGTGTCAATTTTGGTTCCTTGGTTACCTCTAACAGGTACAAAGAAGTCCTCATCAACTGCGAGAGGGTTGTAACGACCGTCTACTCTGTTATTTGTGTGAAATTTTTCCTTTTTGAACTTAGTTTTCATGTTCTCAAGGAAAGCTTCTGCTTTTGAAGCGGGAAGATTGCCCACATCAACATAAAAAATCCTTCTTTCAGGTGCTCTAGAGAGTCGATAGACGAGCATAGCATCTTCCATAAGCTTTAGAGATCTATAAACCCTAATTGCACCAGCCAGAATTGATTTACCGTATGGATAGTATTTTGGATCAGAGCTATGTAACCTAAAGTGAATGATCTGATTCTTATCTAATTCCAAGTAAGTAGATTTAGAAGTATGCCAGTCACCTGAATTCGAGTTCTGCTGCGGTATCTCCTGAATAAATGTTTTTAGGTATCCGAACTTATCCTCAATCCTCATGATGTAATATGGGTTAAGGATTTTTATTTTTCGTATACCAGCGCCCATATCATTAGCATTGGCAACTGTTTCTATAAAACCATCTCCAAACTTACAGGCACCTCTTACAATATCCCAGTAATACTTGTCAAGGCGAATTCTTTCAAATAGCTTTTCAACTTCTTCAATAGCTTCCTTGCTCTCTGATTTTACTGTCCACCTTTTATTTCTAATATCTTTTTGAGTACAATCATCTGCGTAAATGTCTAGAGCCGCAGTAATTTCTGGGTAGTCATCCATTTTCTCGTACTCGTCATATCTACGCTTCCTGTTTAGTTCAGATTCTGGGAGGAAAGGTAACCCTCTAGTGTAATTCCAAAGGGGTTCTGCTATGGTCCCCATTGCATTGGGGTTTACAATTAAATCACCTTCAATTGATCTTGGATCACCAGCCGCAGCTAATTTCTCTTGTGCCTTTGTTGCAAAGAATTTAGCAAAGATCTTGGACATGTATCCTGTAGAATACATGGTCTGAACACTACCATCACCGATAGGTGTCCATGTGGTCTGTCCTGGCCCAGCGTTCTCGTTTATTTGATCAACCATGTTATATCCTCTTGGACGGTTCCTCTACTGCTAAGAAGCTGATGTGATTTTAATATGCTCATCGGCTTTTTCTCTTTTGCAGGATTAAATTTAACTATCTCAGGGTTCTCCTCTCTATAGCGTCTTCCGCCATAAATAGATAGTGCTAAACTCATCACAAGGTCATCATTTTGTCCAGTATCTGCCTTAACTTTACCATTATCGCTGATAATAAAGGTATTAAGCTCCATAACAGTTCTCTTAGAATTAATTTTAACTTCGTTCATGCGAATCGCTTCTTCCATCTCGACTAGAATATTATCACGATTCTTGGCGGTTATCTGTAATCCCATTTGCTGCTTCTCGTCAAACCAGACATTCTCATATTCAAGTTGCTCAAATAGGTAATCAAGTAAATTATTACCTATGGTATTTCGCTCAACGAGAACTGGACATAAATTATAATAGGTTCCTTCATCGAAGCAAATACGAGCAAACTCGTTTATAGGTGTGGTGTTAGAGTAAAACTCAGCAACTTGCTCACCTGAATAAAGATCAATAATTTGAAAAGCAGAATAATCACGCCCACGACCCAACGCCACATCGACTGCCATAAAGTAAGTCGAGTTAGGGTCTGGATCTTTCCAGACATACATTCGATTATTATACTTACGGTAGAAGTTATCATTTATGTTCTCCGTCAGTGCTTGCAGAATCATACCCTCAATAAAGGTATCACCTGTACCAAGGAATTCACACTCGTATTCCTGTAACCATTTCTTGTGGCTGATGTTAGCTCTTGTAGTTGGCTCCCACTCATCTATATCCATAGGAGGGTCTCTTTCCTCCATTTCCTTGTAGAGCCACTCAAAGCCCTCTACACGCGCATACTCGGGATGGTCCTGCCATCCTATCTGGATTGGATTAAAGGCGTTAAGGCCGTCCACAGCGCGTGTCCATGTATCGTAATACCAGTTACCAATACCGTTAACAGTAGATAACACAAAAGCCCGACCACCAGTAGAGATGATAGGATAAACAGCAGCCCAAATAGTATCAATGTGTTCAATGAATGCTGCCTCATCAATTATAAGTAGAGAACCTGACAGACCACGGCCAGATTGTTTACCAGATGGACGCGATTTAATATGAGAGTTATTCTCAAGCTTGAGGTTGTGTGCGTTAATAGTCGTGGACTTAGGTTTGATCCACTCAGGAAGCTCATCATACATGATCTTGATTCTATCAAGAACCTCAGTAGATTCCGTATCACCTACAGAAAGAATAACTATTGTTTGGTGAGATTTAAAGCAGCATAGCCACAACGAGTATGCAGCAGCGATGGTAGTACACCCTGCCTGTCTAAACTTACGAAGTATATTGAACCTATTGTTCTCTAGAGCTTCTATTATGACCTTTTGGAAAGGGTATAGCTTAAATGGAACTAATCCTCTAACAGGGTGAACTACTTTGATATAATTACTTATGAAGTGTATCGGATCACTTTTGCATCTCTGATATTCTTTTTTGTAATCTTCCTTTGTTACTAGCTTCATGAATATATTCGCGTTTATCTGTACAAGAAGTAAGAACTTCAGTGATACTACTAAGAACCTTTCCTCATACTTATCTAGGGCTGGAGTTAAAACTAAATTCTTAGTAGGTCAGAAGTCCATATTTGATGGCTACTCGTCTGCTTTTGAAAAGTTTGAAATTAGTGATGATGATATCGTAATTATGTGTCACGATGATATTCAAATACTCACTGACCCAGAACTCTTCACTAGAATTATAGTTGAATCTTTATTTGATAAAGAAGTTGGTTTTGTAGGAGTAGCAGGAACAACACATTTATCTGAAAATGCTGTTTGGTGGGATCAGAATGTGTGGAGACAAGGAAAGCATCGAGGACATGTTTATCATGGAGATGATATACTAAAAGCTCAAGGAACTTACTATGGAGCTTGTGGAAGAGTCGTGTGTATGGATGGATTGTTCCTTGCAGCAAAGGGGTCTACACTGAAAGATGTAGGATTAAACAAACCTAAATACTTTGAGGGTGACTGGGACTTTTATGATATACATTACACCGTATCTGCTCACTTAAAGAAGTATAAGAATAAGGTCATACCTGTATCAATACTTCATAACTCTCACGGAGAGCTTGTAGGAAGAGATAGTTGGCACAAAAACAGAGAAGCGTTTATTTCTAAGACCCCTCTGCCTCTGGCCTTAAAGGTTTCTTAAATCTAGCCATAGCTCTCTTTGCTATTGGACTTCTTCCTTTCTTTATAGCGTCCCTGGCAGCTATTTGCATACGAGACCTGTAAATCTCATTAATTTGTTTCATATAATTATATATCATGGCTGAAGAAACACCAGAACAAACAATTGAGAAACTCAAGGGTGAATCTGAGTATTACAGAAATAAGTTCATTGAGTTCAAAACTAAGTTCATTGATCTGGAACGATCAACCTTAAGGTATAAGATAACGACTAAGATAGATGCAGTAATGTCTTTTCTAGTTGTCATGTTATCCGCAGAAGAGGGGATGTCATTCTCAAAAAGAATGATGTCATTTATATCCACGCTATACATGTGGGCTAAAAGAGGATTCAAATTAGAGGATGAGCAGACAGCTAAAGCAAGATTAGCTATATGTAATGCGTGTCCTGAAATAAGGAAACCTAATTATCAATGCTCCATATGCGGATGCTTGATGAAAAACAAAACTAAGATTTCGGGGGCTTCTTGCCCTTTGAAGAAGTGGTAGTAACCCACCGCTTACTCTTCTTTAGGTTTTCCCAATAAACACGAACTTTTTCTATCTTGGCCTTTCGCCAATAGTTAGAGTCCTTGTTTCTATAACTCATACTAGAGAGCCGGGGGCTGCTTTTCTTATAGTAGCACCTTGTAATCCCGTTTTTCTTGCAATGGCATTACCTACTAATGCACCTGCTCCTGAAGATTTAAGTGCTCCGCTTATCTTTTTCTGAGCATCTTGTTTTTTCTGCTCTGCCTCTTTTGCTTTATAAGCAGCTATGGCATCTTGGGATCTTGAGAAAGTATCGAAATTAGATTTTCCTCTAGCAGCCCTGCTTGCTCTAAGATTAGCTAAAAGCCGTGCTCTTAGGGCAGAATTACCACCCATTTCTGCCGAGGGTGTCGAGTTTTGTGGTGTGTTTAAGAATCGTTTGGTGTTTGCTGCGTATTGTCGTTTATTAGTAGGAACTCTACCCCCTAGCTCCGCAGGTAAATTAGAAGTACCTCTACCTCTACCTCCTAGCTCAACAGGTAAATTAGAAGCGGATTGCTTAGCGGATTGCTTCTTGCTGTTGCTGGATGGTAATTCCGCTTCTAATACTAATTGTTTCAAACGATCATACATCATTTACCACGGCGACCGCCGCCTCCCTTCTTCTTGCCTCAGCCATAAGCTCTAGGAACATTTCTCATACCTGTATATAGGTTAGTAAAAAAGAAGAACCTCACCTTTTTCAAGATGAGGTTCTAGTTTCCTACTTTATTTATGGATTAGAAGATGTGTCGTGACTTGTCGTAGTTACTTACACCAGTGTCAGCAACGGGTCTGGTTGCGATACTGTTTACAGTGTTCATGGTTGGTATAATCTTAAAGAATCCAGCACCAGCTAAGTGATCACCTACAGCGTTGATAAAGTTTCTAATGCTGTTAGCAGATTCCTTATCAGGTGAGTAGGCACCTGGGATAGCGTAAGCAGGACCGACAAAACGGATGGCATTATCGTTAGCCATGGTAGTAGCTCCTATCTTGTTCTTAGCAGGAGAAACATCCATTTCTCCAAAGAACACTTCTAGATCAACTGGCTCGGCCTCTATGGTAGTTCCAGCGTTCTCGTTAACAAAAGCTCCTTTGTAAAGACCTGCGTTTGCAACAGTGACTGCTTGAGTTACAGCAGTATGAAGGGTATCATCCCATGGAACTCTGCGGTAGAAGGGCTGAACAGTGTTGATAGTTCCAGCAGGACCTAGGTTAGCTGATGTAGTTAAAGCACCGTAAGCCGTACCTCTAGTATCTTGTGGGTCAGCGTTCCATTCAAAGGTTTGTGGTTGAGAGAACCCTGAGGTGTTAAAGCTTTCATAACTCTTTACCATCTTGTAAGTAGCGTTAACTTTGTAAAGCAAGCGGGTGGTGCTAAGAGTATCAGAGATGGCCTTAGGACCGCTAAGAGTTAGTGAAGTGTATGAAGGGTACTGAGTTACGATTGGAACTCTGTAATACTCAATGTTAAGCTCTTGAGTTTCTACAGCCCAAGGACCAGCGTATACACCTGAAACACCAGAAGCAGGTGCGACACCTGATGTGTTAAAGGTATAAGAAGTTGATCCAGGGGGGATTGGGGTTGGTGTGATTGCTTCGGGCATAATATATTACTCCTTAAAGTAGGGTTCTATTTTATATAGGATTTGAAAATTTCAATTTTATTTATAGTTTTCAAAAAATAAAAACGCCCCACTCTCAACAGAAAGTAGGGCGCAAAAAATTAGCTCAGAGCTTGATTAGAGCAAGTCCACACACTCACTCTTGCTTGAAGTAGGTATAACTAGTGTAAGCATACCATTCTCAAAACCAACCTCTGCTTTCGCAGGGTTGAAGTTCTCATCTATGCTCAGAGTAAAGTCCACATCCTTTGAACTGATACCATGATGCACGAACTTCACATCAGGTTCCTTCTCTGAGTTAGCAATAACTCTCAGCTTGTTGCCAATTGCCTTTACTTGCACATTCTCTTTAGCATAGCCCGCCAGTGCAAACCTGATCCAAAGATTTTCAAGTTTTTCATCAAACCACACATCACTGTGAGGATAAGCTGGCATGTGTGAGAGTTTAGTTCTGGGATCTGCAAAGAATTCCCAGTTGTTTATAGCACGGTCGAAGTGCTTCCAAATCGAGTCGAAACTCGTCCAATAGTAATTTGTCATTTTAATTTTCTCCTTTCGTTTAGACAAGGTTAAAGGAGTCCCAAACGGCAACCCCTTTGTCTTATTATATAGGAGTCCCCATGAGAATTTTTTATTTTTATAGGAGTCCCTTAACTTTTTTAGGAGTCCCTTGATTTGTAAGACATGAAGCTATCTATGCGGGGCAGGAAGTCCCATATGGGACCCTTTTCGCGCCTTTTTCCGCACCTTTTCCCTTGACGGGGTAGGGGGACCGTGCTACTATACACACATGAAGAAACAGGACAGCGAGTGGCTTGGGTTCTTTGTTATGGGTTTGCTTGTGCTGACGATCTTCCTCGTCTAGTATATACTCCCATGAACCGTCACGATCTCAACCTTGCCAAGCGTAGGAATCACCTAGCCAATAGGGAGTTCGCACGCAGGGCTCACACTATCACCAGCAAGAAGAAAGCTAACAACAAGAGAGCTTGTAGAGGATGGCGCTATGATGGATGAA